ATAAGATCACGCATGTTAATCTTCTGAGCAGGCACCAAACCTTGACGCTGATTGTAAGTAGCAACACCATCTCCAGAAAGGTTGTTTCCGAGGGTCATTGTGCCAACACTTTTCAGGTCGATAGTCAACTTTGCATTCTTGTTCTTTTGGAACTCTTTTAACTCAGCTTGCTTAGCTTCAAAAGCCTCAGCAATAGCCTCATTGTAAGCCTCGCCAAAAGACTTGTTCTTGTTGTCAACTTTCTTAGCTGACTTCTCAGCAATCAGTTGGTCAAGAGCAGCTTGGTTTTTCTTAGAAGCCTCATCCATAGTTACAACAGCAGCCTTTACTTCAGCTACTTGGTTTTTTACATCAGCAATGGCAGCCTCATTGGCAGCCTTCATCTTTTCTACTGACTCGGTAGCTGATTTTACCGCAGTCTCGATGCTTTTCAATTCATCCATTGTTAGGAATTTAATTTAGTTATTAGATTTGTTAAGTTATGCTTTAATCCACTTAGGTCAATCTCCGGCTCCTTGACTTCTGGAACTGCAATTGCGGGTTCCTCTGCTTTGGGAGTGGACTCAATAGATATAAGGGATTTTATTGCCTCGTTTATTTGTGCTACTCTGATTTCGATAAACTCGAATGCCTCATCAGAGAAGCGGCCATCTTTCAATGATTTTAAGAGCAGGCTAAGCTCTTTAGACAGTTTCTCATGCTGGCTCATTACCTCCTCTGTTGACTTACCCACCTCAATAGTTGGTGTATTAGGATTTGCCCCCCAAAGGACCGCTGAACCTTCAAAAAGGAGAATCTCTTTGATAAGGTTATACTCCCCTTCGGCACTCTTTTGATTCTCGGCTTTGATAGTCCTAAAGCCAACTGAATGTTGGTTAATATGACCAGACTTATAGAACTCTAAGACATCGTTGCCCCATGTAGTGTTAGGAACATCGGTAACCCCTACCAGATAGTCCTTTTCTACATATAGTTCAGAGAACTTGCCAATGGCTGACTTTAGGCTTGGGTTATGGTCTGTTAAGTGCCAAATAAGGTTTGCACCTTTAGGACCTCTTTCTGCCATAGTCTTGTTGTAGGCATTAAAGTCGATGACATCATTGTCAAGGTCTTTAGAGCCCATCTGGCTAATTGCAACCTTTACCTTTCTGGTAGTAGTGCTAACATCTTGCACTGAGTTGCTTACTGTCTTTTGTTCAAAGTATCTTTTCATATTCAATATTTGGGGAGGGTTGACCCTGGTTATTGTTTCATTATTCCGCAGTACTGGCCTTAGCCGATCAAGCACCTCCCATATTTATTAGTCTGCCTCTACTATCTCTTTTAGGTACAACAATATAAGAACATCTACAATTTATGACCATTGCGGCTGATCCACCGGGAGCCAACGGATATTCTATGTTCTCGCCACTCCTTGGGTCCACAAAGTTCTCATAGAACCCAACTACTTGACCATCCATGTGAAAGTGGTCTTTAGGTTGCTCAGGCTTAAATCCTCTGGTCCGAGAATCTCTAAAGGCAATCCACTCTTTAACCATCTCGTAATTGAATGACTCGGCCGCTGCCTTTATTCCAGTGTTTGCCGCCCTACCTACCTCAGTCCTCACAATCCTTTCGGCTTGCATGGCTGTAAAGCCGGACTGCTCTAAGGTCTTGACAATCTCATCCACAGTCTGCTCTTTTATGATGGCATTCTGTAAGACAAGGAGCAAATGGTTCCTAAGTGTCTCTGAGGTCTTGACCACTGCATACTGCAATAAGGTCCTCTCTAACTCATCAATGATAAACTTAGTCCACTGCTCATCTCTGCCTATCCCTTTCTGATTTGCCTCCCTTCGGATTAGCTTGTACATCTGGTTGGCATGATAGACCCCGACTTGTTTGTAGATAGACTCTATTGGTTTATAGAGTTCATCATTGTAAAGTGTGGTTCTCAGTCTGCTTTGGGCTTGTCTGGCTCCTACTTTCTTTATTGTACCTATCAAAGAACTGACAACTTTATCCAGTTGTCTTTTGACCTTAGGAAAGTGTGTTTTGGCAAACTTCCGATTGGTCCTCGTGAAGTTCTCCGCATACTCTTTTCTCTCTTTGTCGGTCATTCATCAACCTATTTTTTAATGCCAATCTCTTGACATCCATTTTAGCTTTTAATAACGCACAGCACCTCTCCTTCTTTGTTACCGGGTAGGTTGTGCGGACAATCTCATCAATCGTCATTCATTTCCTCATTTTCCTCCTCTACCTCATCTTCTACCTCGTTAACATCGCTGAGGTCCATGTTTGGAGTCTCGTACTCACTAAGAGGCATTCCATCTTGGGGAGTTATCCAAGGCTCATCAAACAGAGGATTGTCTATTCTTTCAAGGCCTAAGTGCATTCTTTGCTCGTTCGGGCTAAGGGCTTTGAGGTCCTTAATCCAGCTTGACTTTTCGACTACATCCTCTTGGAGTTCGGTAAATACAGTATGGTCAAAGTCGATATAGATATTCTGGCCTTTATATCCCCAGTCGGTTTGCAGCTTTCTGTTGAAGTGGTTTCTAAAGGAAACTAATTGAGGCATGGCACAGCGAGTGGTAAGGGCTTTCTCAGCCTCTCTTACGTTGTTATATGTCGAACTTTCGCTATCTCCTACCAACTGAGAAGGCACTCCATAAACGGATGCAAACCGCTTTAAATCCCATTTTTCAGAGTCTATAATGGATAACTCTACTGGGTTAAGCCCAACAGACTGCCAGCCCATCTTGTAACCAGAGACACCAATGCGGCCCCAGTTCTCTGATCCGACCCATTCTCCTTTTCCTACGAGTTTACTCTTAATAGCCTCTACTTGCTTTCTTGTATCAGCTACATCTACTCCTCCACCGATAACTCTGGGGTCATCGACATAAAGGACACCCTTTACCCCTTGGTTCTCCAACATAGCGGCACTGGCCTTAATAGCCGAGTTACTTCTACTTAATCTTCTAAGGGCAGCTTTAAGTGGGCTCATTCCGTACAGATGGGCTCCATTGACATCCCAGTCATAGTTCTGGTATTTGTCATGTAAGACCTGCTGTTTAGGGAATAAGGCATTTGACAGGACCGGAATCATATACCCATCTTCGACAATAGGGAACAGATTGGTCGAGGCTATGATAGATACCTCTTGATAAGGTAGGTTGTGCAGTTGGTATGGTTTACCCTGATTGGCTCCCATGTCAAGCATCTGAGCCCATACACAGCGACCTCCAGTAATTAGCTTCCACCCAGTTGAGTTGGCTACTAAATCTTGAAAGGTCTCGTAGTCATTAGGGTATCGTAAAAGCTCGGTAAGTCTGTCAACATAAATAGGCTCTAAGGCTTTTTTCTTATAGCCCATTGCCTTTTGGAAGTCCTCAGTAGAGATGTCTTTCTTTCTCATCAATCCCTGATAAGATTTAAAGGCAGCCTCATCGACTACCTTGTAAGTTGTCCAATCGGGCAACTTTACCTTATCAGTTATGAGAGTTATTGTAGAATAAAGAATGTCATTAACTTGGTAGCCATCCCGAATGTAGTTGGTACGGTTGTCAGTTATACCGACAAAAGTGCCTCCAGTTACCTGATAGGAGGCAAAGGGCTGACCTACCGGCATCATCGGCACTGCCTTCTTTGTTAACGCATTCCACGCATCTTGTATTCTGCCCATTGTATTTCTTTACCAAGCCATTACTTCAAACTTAGGCTTGTTTAGTTTCGTGTATATTGCATACCGCATCGCATCGCATAAGTGATCCCACATCTTGACTGGCTGCTCATCTGAATGAACCTTGCCATCTTTGTCAACCTTCCACTTGTAGGACCTAATCTCTTTAATTAGGTTTATAGACTCAGGTGTTACTATCAATGGCTGGCTTTTGACCTTTTGGATGCCAGCATAGACATCCTTCTCGGCAGGCTTGGCATTGTACCCAGCCCGCACCAACTCCTCGATAGTCTTAGGCTCGGCAGCATCACAGTAAATCTCATCTGACCTCCTGATGTTTAAGAGCTTTAACCTTTCTATCAAATCAGTGGTTGTTAGCTTGGTCTCATAAAGCAACTCCTTGACAAATGTCTGGCTTTCGTGAAAGCCGACCTTGACTAAGGCTGTTGGCACTGAGTAACCAAAGTCCAGACCATAAACGGTCTCGCAATCCTCTGGGAACTGACCTTGCCTCCAATGGGTGTAAATAATCTCTGATGACTTACCCCTCTCTCCCAACCCAAAGACTTTCCAGAGATTCTCATCTGCATCTTTCAGACTCTCAATCTCTGCAATCTGCTCACTTGGCAAGAATGGATTGTCTTTGTATGTCGAGTGAATTAGGATATTGCTTTCTCTATCCGAGACATCATAAACCCAGCTCATCTCATCTACCGGGTTAAAGTCCAAAAAGATGGTTTGCTTGGTTCTTAGGGCTAACTGCTGATAAATCGAATGGGGCAATAAATTAGCCTCATTTATGTACAGTATATCCCTGCCCGGTCCTCTAACCTTACCAGAGTCCTCAGCCCCAAAGAACTCAATATATGAGCCATTTGGATAGTGATAGACATTGTCGGTTTTGTTAAAGTTGTCATCAGAGTATAACCCAGCATCCTCTAATATCTTTAGGATGTCTCTCCTTGCCCCTCTTTTAAGATGGGGTAGAGATGGGCTTACCACTGAGATAGTTACCTTTTCCTTATGCGGTATGTAAAGAGCTAATAGTTGACTAATTGAGTAGGTCTTGCCAGATCGGGTAGAGCCTTGATTAGCAATTACCCTGTACTGTTTAGCCTGATAGGCCTGCAAATTCCTTTCAAAGACACTCGTGTATCTTATCTCAACTTGTCTCATTGGCTGGCTTGAATACTATGTTAATGCCTCCATCAACCTTAATATCTTGCTCGCCTTTTTCTTTCTGACCGAGTCTTTGCTTACCTAACCAGATAAGCATTGCTCTGTCTTTATCTTTAATAGCTGCATCGAATTGAACCTTGCGTAAAAGGCTCTCTCCTGATGCCTGCTTTTCTTGCTTAAATGCCACAAAATCTATACCCAAATCCGACTTACATCGTTGATACAGAGTGTTTTCGTGGATGCCTAACTGAGCTGCAACTTCTACCCCAGAGCAACCTGCCATGAGGTATTCGCCTACAAAATCCCAGTCTATTGTGGTGAGTGATGACATTACTTCTTTTGCTTGGCTCTTTTAGGTAACTTTTTTCCTTTAGAGGCTTTATTCCATTCCTCTACATTAACTCCTTGCTTTTCGAGCTTTTTCTTGTT